TGATCCATCAGTTTGTGCGATCGCATTTGGTGGGGATAAAACTGTAACAAGTGGAACTTTCACAATAGAATTTCCAGCAGCAGACGCATCTAACGCTATACTTAGAATAGCATAAGGAGGTAGTCCTTATGGCATCTATTTGGGGTGGAGATAGCCCTTCAGTAGCATGGGGCGAAAATTCTTGGCAATCTAATGTCACAACAGTTTCTTTAACCGGTGTACAATCAACATCAGTTACTGGTTCACTTACAGTAGAAACAGGTCAAGGTTGGGGATCCGATACTTGGGGTTTTGAAAATTGGGGAGAATCCTCTCTTGACGTATCACTAACAGGTTTATCAACAACATCTACAGTAGGTTCACTTTCAACCGCTGTAGAAGAAATAATTCCATTAACAGGACTTTCAACAACTTCTGCAGTAGGAGCATTAGCTCCAACAGGTAGTCTTTCATTAACTCCAACAGGGTTATCAGCTACATCATCAGTTGGTGCAATTAATATTAATGAAACACATTTACTAACAGGTTTATCAACTACATCTGCAGTAGGGGCACTAGCTCCACGGACAGATGTTTCATTAACTTTAGCAGGACAATTAACAACATCAACTGTTAATGGATTAATTATTTTTGCTGGACTTGAATTAACACCAGCTGGGGTTGGTGCAACTTCTTCAGTAGGTTCACTTTCAACTGGTGTAGAAAATTTTATTCCATTAACAGGAGTTTCAACAACGTCGTCTGTTGGATCTCTTAATATTAATGAAGCACATATATTAACTTCACCAGGAGCTTCAACGGCTTCTGTTGGTGCAATTTCACCGACTGCACAAACAGTAGGATTAGTTGGACAGGGATTATTATTATCTCAATTTGGAACACTATCTCCACAAATAGATGTTTCATTAACTTTAACAGGACTTTCAACAACTTCTGCAGTGGGTGCTGTTTCATTTTCTATAACTGAAATAGTAGAATTAACTGGATTATCAACTACATCTTCAGTAGGTTCTATCTCACCTAGTCTAACTGAAATAATTACACCAACTGGAGTATCAGCAACTTCTTCCGTAGGAGCATTGGTTTCTGCAATAGGAGTACCTTTAACTGGAGTTTCCACAACGTCATCTGTAGGTTCTATCTCACCTGCTATAGCTGAAGTAGTAGAATTAACAGGAGTACAAGCAACAACAGAATTAAATGATAATCTTATTCTTCAATACTTTAATAGAAAAGTTCCTAAAGATAGCACGGGTTACACAAGGAAAGTACCTAAAGATAGTACCGGATATACTAGAAAAACCGCTTAAACATGTTTGACTTAACAACAAATAAAATATATAAATAAACCAATTTAGGAGTACACAATTATGGCATCAACTTTTACAGACCTTGGCTTAGAGCTAATGGCTACTGGCGAAAACGCTGGTACTTGGGGAACAAAAACTAACGCTAACTTACAACTTATAGAACAATTAACTGGTGGTGTTTTAAGTATATCAATTGCTGGTGGTGCAGGTAACCAAGATTTAACTATTGCTGAGGGTGCTTTAACAGGTACTGCTCAACAAAGAATTTTAGAATTTACAGGAACAATATCTGGAGCTAGAGTAATTAGATTTCCTCTTCTTACAGAAACATTTTATTTTATTAAAAACGGAACATCTGGTGCGCACACAGTACAAGTAAAAGCAGTATCTGGTTCAGGTGCAACAGTTACTTTTGCGGCAGATGATAAAGGATATAAAATTATTTATTTTGATGGTGTAGCAACTAATACAGGTGCTTTTGAAGTACCTTTAACTACAGCAGGTACAGTAACAGAAACTGGAACACAAACTTTAACAAACAAAACAATCAACGCCTCTCAATTAGTTGACGGAAGTATTGCTACTGCAAAGTTAGCTGATGATTTGGTGACATTAGCAAAAATGGCTCCAGGTACAGATGGAAATATAATTTCTTATGATGCAAGTGGTAATCCAGTTGCAGTTGCAACAGGAAGTTCTGGACAAGTTTTAACTTCAGCAGGTGCTGGAGCCCCCCCTACTTTTGCAACCGTAGACTCGGGTAGAACTGGTACAGTATCTTGGGATACAACAGTTAAGACATCAGGTTTTACAGGAGCTAATGGCATAGGATATTTTTGTAATACAGCAGGTGGAGCATTTACTTTAACACTTCCTAGTTCACCTAGTGCTGGTGATATTGTAGGTTTAAAAGATTATAATGGAAATTTTGGAACAGCTGCTTTAACAATAGGTAGAGGTGGATCTAAAATTAATGGTGCAGATGATGCAGATCCAGTTATAAGCACTGATGGTGCTTCAATATTTTTAGTTTATGTGGATAGCACTCAAGGATGGGTTGCAACACAAGATGATAGTTCTACATTTTCAGGTGCTTCATTTGTATGTGCTTCTGTTTCAGGAAGCGGTAATGCTATATCAACATCTGGAACTTGTAAAATTGCAACTTTTACAGGACCCGGAACTTTTACAGTAAATAGTACTTCATCAACAGCTGCAAATAATGTAGTCTCTTATATGATAGTTGCTGGAGGTGCAGGAGGTGGTTTTGCCGCTGGTTCACACTCTGGAGCAGGAGGTGGAGCAGGAGGTTTTAGAGAAACTAAAAGTCCAGCTACTCCTTATTCAGCAAGTCCATTAGATGGATATGGAACTCCAGGAAATAGAATTACAGTATCAGCACAAGGTTATCCAATTGCAATAGGAGGTGGTGGAGCTGCTTCTACTGGTTCAGGTAGTAAGGGTTCTTCAGGTGTTAATACATCTGCATTTGGTTTTACATCTGCAGGTGGAGGAGGTGGAGGTTCACCCGGATCAGGTGCACGACCAGGAGTCGCTGGAGGTTCAGGTGGAGGTGGGGCTTCTGAAGCTGCTGCCCCTGGAGGTGCTGGAAACACGCCGCCAACAACCCCATCTCAAGGATTTCCTGGTGGAACAGGAACAAATTCTCCCCCAGATTTAAGAACTGGTGGAGGTGGTGGTGCTACAGCAGCTGGAGGTGCTGGAACTCCAGGAAGTGTTTCAGGAACCGGTGGAGCAGGTGGAACAACAGGTATTAATCCTGCTGTATCTTCAGCTTTTGCTGGTGGTGGTGGTGGAGGTAGTGCAGGTCCTTCAGGTCAACAAGAAGGTGGAGCAGGTGGAGCAGGTGGTGGTGGAATTGGTGGTCAACATCCAGGTGGTGCTGCTGGTGGAGCTGGAACAACTAACACTGGTGGTGGCGGTGGAGGTGGAGGTTTCCCAGGTTTAGCAGGTGGTAATGGTGGATCTGGTATAGTAATAATAAGATACAGAGCAGGTTAATAAAATTTAAGGAAAACAATTATGGCACATTTTGCAAAAATAGGATCAAACTCAAAAGTCATTCAAGTACTAACTTTGAATAATGGTGATATGTTAAACGCTGATGGCGTTGAAGATGAAACAGTAGGACAACAATATTTAGAGACACATAATAATTGGCCAGCTGAAATGTGGATTCAAACATCTTACAATACACAAAGTGGCACACACAAAGATGGTGGTACAGCATTTAGAGGAAATTACGCAGGTATAGGTTATACTTGGGACGAAGATGATCAAATCTTTTGGCCTAAAAAACCATATGCATCTTGGGTAAAACATAATGCATCAGCGTCTTGGAAATCACCTATTGGTGATGCTCCAGAACTAACAGAAGAACAGACTTCACAAAATACAGCAGAGACTCATAGATGGGAATATGTTTGGAATGAGACTAGTACAACTTGGGACTTGACAAATACAAAACCATAAATTAAAAATGGTGGTGGTATGCAGAAGAAAGTATTAAGCGAACAGAGTTTATTCTATGGCGATATTAATATGCCTAAGTATTGGGATATTGACCGAAATAAATTAACTAAAGATATTTTACAATCTACTTTTAAACCTAATAAATTTCCATTTTCAAAAACTTGGGATATGTTAAATACTTATATGATAGATTTTATTGGTCTTGATTATGATATTAATTTAATTAACAAATCAACGTGGGGAAATATCTATAAACCTACGGAAACAACAATTCCTTTATTACATATTGATCCGGTGGATCTACGTAACTCTCCAGACTTTACTATGCTTTACGGCGTTAAAGTTAAAGATTGTAATGTTAGAATACATTTTGATGACAACAGACGTAAAGGAAGAAGTTGGGATATAGAACTTAAAAATAATATGTTTATTATGTTTCCATCTACTAATATGTATTACTTAACCAACAACCAAAAAGATTCATTAAATTTTGTACAAACAATAACATATGAATATATCTAATTACTTTTGGTATTTTTCTGCAGCACTTACACCAAAGTTTTGTGATGATGTAATAACTTACGCTAATCAACAAGAAGAGGTAATGGCTAGAACAGGTGGATATGGTAATAAGAAATTAAATAAAGATCAAGTTAACGATATGAAAAAAAAAAGAAATTCAGATTTAGTTTGGCTTGATGATAAATGGATATATAAAGAATTACATCCTTATGTTCATATGGCAAATAAAAATGCTGGTTGGAATTTCGATTGGGAAAGAAGTGAGTCTTGTCAGTTTACAAAATATAAACATAATCAATATTATGATTGGCATTGTGATAGTTGGGAGAAACCTTATGACAGACCTAAAAATTCAGAACACGGTAAGATTCGAAAACTATCTATGACTTGTCAATTAACAGATGGTTCAGAATACACAGGCGGTGAGTTAGAATTTGATTTTAGAAACTATGATCCACATATGAGAGATGAAGTTAAACATTTGAGAAGAGCGAAAGAGATTTTACCTAAAGGATCTATTATTGTGTTTCCTTCTTTTGTATGGCATAGAGTTAAACCAGTAACATCAGGCACAAGATACAGTCTTGTGGTATGGCATTTAGGAAATCCATTTAAATGAAAATATTAATTGTAGGTGGTGGAAGTGCAGGGTGGATGACAGCAGCTACTTTAGAATCACAGTTTCCAAACCATCAAATATCTTTAATTGAATCTAAAAATATATCTACAGTTGGTGTGGGTGAAAGTACACTTAATCAAATAACTGATTGGATGAGATTACTTAAAATTGATGACAAAGATTTTATAAAACACGTAGATGGAAGTTATAAATTAAGCATAAAATTTACAGATTTTTATAAAAAAGGAGAAGCTTTTCACTACCCTTTTGGACAACCAGCTACAGGAGGAACAAGAGCAGACACCAATGATTGGTGGTTTAAAAAAATACTACATCCAAAAACTCCCTATTCTGATTATGCTGATTGTACACATCCATTACAAATGGCTTATGTTAATCAAAACAAATTTGACATAAACGAAGTGCAGAGAGCTTTTCATTTTGACGCTACTAAGTTTGGTTTATGGTTAAAAAATAATTATTGTAAAAAAATAAAACATATAATTGATGATGTTGTTTCTATTGAACAAAATGAAAATGGCATAAAATCTTTAAACAATAAATATACTGCAGATTTATATATTGATTGCACTGGTTTTAAATCTCTATTATTAGATAAAACTTTAAAAGAACCTTTTGAATCTTATTCTGATATGTTGCCCAATGATTCTGCTTGGGCTACAAAAATTAAATATAAAAATAAAAAAAAAGAACTAGTTCCTTATACAAATTGCACTGCTATAGAAAATGGTTGGGTGTGGAACATACCGTTGTGGTCAAGAATTGGCACAGGGTATGTATATTCAAGTAAATTTGTAGATGACGAAACAGCGTTAAAGCAATTTAAAAAACACTTAGGTCAAGAAGATTTAGAATTTAAAAATATAAAAATGAGAGTGGGTATTCATAATAGACTTTGGGTAAAAAATGTAGTTGCTATTGGATTGTCGGCTGGATTTATAGAACCATTAGAAAGTAATGGCTTGTTTACAGTTCACGAATTTTTAGTAAAATTAGTTAGAAATTTAAATAGAGATAAAATATCTCAATGGGATAGAGATAATTTTAATTATCAATGTAAACATTTGTTTAAAGGATTCTCTGAATTTGTAGCACTGCATTATGCATTATCTCATAGAAATGATACAGAGTATTGGAAAAATTGTTTTAACAAGTCTTGGGAAAAAAGTTTAATAAATTTAGAACCAGTTGGTGTAAGTGGTATGAACAGCGCTGTAGTAAAAAGAACATATGATTTTAAATTCGATAATATAGGAGGACTTCATAATATTGCTGCGGGTATGCACTGGAGTCCTACAGATAAAATTTCTTTAATTAAAGATGGAAGCCATACAGAAGATTCACTTGAAAAAGAATTTAAAGAATGTATTAATAATTTAAATGAAAGAAAGGAGTTATGTAAACAACTTGTTAAACAAAAACCAAGTTTGTTTTCAGTTTTAGAAAATGTACATAAATAATTATTTTAACACAACCCTTTGGTCAGAACAAAGACCAGAGTTTACTAAGTCATTAACAAAAGCTACCAACAAATATATTAAAGCTGCTAGAAATTTTCCAGAAGCTAAAGCACATATAAAAAAGTTTGGTGACTTTGGGAGATCATATCATTCAACACCACTAACAGCTGATAACGATTTTATAGATTTTAAAAATTACATTGGTCAAAAATCTTGGGAGTATTTAGATCATCAAGGTTTTGATATGCAACAATACACAACACTATTTAGTGAGATGTGGGTACAAGAATTTGCTAAAAAAGGTGGTGGTCATCACTCTGCACATGTACATTGGAATCAACACGTATCGGGACTTTACTTTTTAAAATGTAGTGACAAAACATCTTACCCAATATTTCACGAACCTAGAACAGGAGCTAGAGCTACAAAATTAAAAATTAAACCAAACCAAAAAGGTGTGTGGAGCGGTAGTGAGCTTATACATTTTAAACCTACTCCAGGTACATTAATTATTTTTCCAGGGTTCTTGGAACACGAGTTTAGTGTAGACTTTGGTATTGAACCTTTTAGATTTATACATTGGAACATACAAGCTGTGCCAAAAGAAATGGCTAAAGATGTTTAAGAAAAAAAAATATACAGTTATCCGTCAAGCAATATCAAAAGAATTGGCTAATTTTGTTGCAAATTATTTTAGTATGCAAAAACAAGTTTATGATACTTGTAGAAACGCTCGTTACTTTTCACCTTTTGAAAACATTATAGGTCACTACGAAAGCAAAGACGAACAGATACCAGAAACTTATAGTCAGTATTCTAACATAGCTATGGAAACTTTAATGCTTAAATGCCAACCTAAAATGGAAGAAGCAACAGGTCTTAAATTATATCCAGCTTATACTTATGCAAGAATTTATAAAAAAGGCGATATTTTAAAAAGACACAAAGATAGATTTAGTTGTGAGATATCAACTACTATGAATCTTGCTGGTGATAATTGGCCAATATATTTAGAACCTTCCGGAGAAGTAGGCAAAAAAGGAATTAAAGTAGATCTTAAACAAGGAGATATGTTAGTCTATTCTGGATGTGAGCTAGAACATTGGAGAAATAAATTTAAAGGTAAAGAGTGCGTACAAGTATTTCTTCATTATAACAACCGTAAAACACCTGGAGCTAAAGATAATATGTTTGACAAGCGTTTACATTTAGGTCTTCCATCTTGGTTTAAACGATGATATATCCCTATAATGGAGACAGTAATCCACCATACCTACTGTCTCCTTTATAAGGATTATATTACATGTTACAAAAATTAGGTTTTTTACCAGGATTTAATAAACAAGTTACAGATACCGGGGCCGAAAGCCAATGGGTTGAAGGTGAGAACGTACGTTTTAGGTATGGTACACCGGAGAAGATAGGCGGTTGGAATCAATTAGGTGAATCAAAACTTACTGGTGCAGCTAGAGGTTTACATCATTTAGTTAGTACAGGTTCTATTAAGTACGCAGCTATTGGTACTAATAAAATTTTGTATATCTATTCAGGAGGTGTATTTTACGACATCCACCCCTTAGTTAATCCAACAGGAACAACACTTACAAGTGCATTTAGCACGACTAATGGATCACCAACAGTTACTATAACATTTTCAGGAACACATACTTTTCAACCTCAAGACATTATATTATTTAGTGACTTTAGTGCTATTACAAATTCTAATTTTGGTGCAGCAGATTTTAATAATAAAAAATTTATGATAACTAGCGTGCCTTCAACTACTACTATTACTATTACAATGCCTAGTAATGAAACTGGTTCGGGTGCAACCACATCTGGGGGCATTAAATACTATCAATACTATCACGTAGGACCTGCAGAACAACTAGGAGCTTTTGGTTGGGGTATATCTTTATGGGGTGGTAGTGTTTTAGGAGCTATCACTACTACTTTAAATGGAGCAATTGGTGCTACATCAGGAGGGAACAACGGTTCTGCTACAGAAATTACATTAACAAGTGTATCCGGTCTTCCAAGTTCTGGTACAAACTTTATTCAAGTAGGAACTGAAGAAATATCTTACACTGGAATTACTGGAAGTAAGATAACAGGTATCGGTAGAGCAGCAAGAGGGACAACAGCAGCAACTCATTCTAATGGTGCAACAGTAACTAATGCATCATCTTTTACAGGTTGGGGTTCACCCGCAGCTAACACCGATTCAGTAATTGATCCTGGACTATGGTCCTTGGACAATTTAGGTACAACTCTTATTGCATTAATTCATAATGGTGAATGTTTTAAATGGGATGCAGATGCAACTAATGCAACGAACAATAGAGCAGTAATTATTCCTAATGCACCAACGGCTTCACGTGACATGTTAGTATCAACACCTGACCGTCACTTAGTATTTTTTGGTACAGAAAAAACAATTGGAGATAAAACATCACAAGATGATATGTTTATAAGATTTTCATCACAAGAAAATATAGAAGACTATACACCGACAGCAATCAATAGTGCTGGTACACAAAGACTGGCTTCTGGATCACGGATCATGGGTGCTAAGCTTGGTAGGAATGCAATTTACATTTGGTCAGACACTTCTTTGTTTACTATGAAATTTGTTGGAACTCCTTTTACTTTTGCTT